GGGACCGCCGCGCATCTGGCCGGCGCGCATGGGGCGAAAGACGTGGATGATCTCGGAAGCGGGAACGCGTACGCGCTGCGCGATGTTGCGGCGGGTGATAAACGCTTCGCCCGGATGTTCCGGCCAGAGGTGATAGGCGACACGCTTCCCGCGGGCGTCGATCTCGATCCCCATCCGGATCTCGTTCCCGTTCTCCAAAATGGTGCTATACGCTTCGTCAAGATGATCCGCCTCCAGAACCTGGAGCTGGAGGGGGATGGAAAGACCCTCCTCAGGTCGGCAGGGAATCAGGCGGCAGAGGATCTCCCCGGCGTCGATCAATCCGCGGCTGACCAGGCTCTGGAGGCCGTAAAAATTGAGGGTTTCGCTGTAATCCGCCTCGTCGCTCCAGTCATCCCATAGTTGCTGGAGCTTGCCTTTCAGATCGAGATTGTTCATCTGCCAGCGGGGGTTGATCCCGGAGCCGATGATGTTGGCGACATAAGCGTCCACACCGCCGTCCACCAGGGGATTGTTGCGGATGAGCTGGCGGGAGCGGCTGCGAAGGGAGTTCAGGGATCCGGAAACGACGGAGGAGGGACCGGAGATGGACGTGCCCCAGGTCCCCATGCGGCGGCCCGCTGAGGCGCCCTCGTAAGCGCCGATGAGCGCGGAGATGTGGATCGGGCGGCCATAGACGTCGAGGGTGCGGAGATATCCGGGCGCGGGGGGCGCGGTCGGCAGATTGTAAGTCTGGGATGGGGCCGGCGGCATCATAAGCCCTTCTCCGTCGATGCGAGAAAAAAGCGGGGACGGACGGCGGCCGTCTGAAGCGAATTAAGGATCTGCTGCTCGAGGAGATCCAGCGATGCCATGTCGGTCTGCCCGTATGTGATCGACTTGTCGCCCATCGACAGGCTGACCTTGCGGGACCCGGTCGCCAAAGCGAGTTTCGCCGCCCTGACGTTGGCAAGATCCGTTTCGGTGTAGGTGTATGACGTCATGCCGTCCCTGGTTTATCCCGCCGGGGATCCGTTAAACCCCGGGCGGGTTGCGGTTGTATCCCGCCGTGGTAACCGGATGACCGGCAGGATATGAGAGTTTGGCCCCGGCGGGCGTCTCAGTTCGGTACCGCCGGGGCCGCTCATAATATTCGCGGGCGCTCCGCCGGGGAGGGAAAACCGTCGGCGCGCCCATAAAAAAGATCCTACGCGGGGAGTAGGATCTCAGACCGGAAAGAGATGTTCCAGCGGAGCAGTCGGCTTAAACGGCCTCCATCAACAAAATTTTTCAAGGCTCGGCGATTTTTTATGGTTGGACGGGATGAGACGGGGGTACTATGGGGATATTGGGATGGGGTTTCGTGAAGGTTTTTGTGGCGAGTCGAAAAGGAGGGATAAACAGAGGCCGGAGGAGAGCGATCTACTCCGGCCTGGGGTGGGTTATAACTCAAAGACTTCTACACGATGGTATTTTTTTGGCGCCACGGGGAATCCAACAATTCGGCGATAGCTGGGGAAGACGGTTCGTCATAGTGATAGCTTAAGCATTCATCTACTTTGACGCCTAAATTTGACTCAAGCCATTCGGCCACAAGGCGGCGGTGGCAATCCGCACCGGGAGCCTCCCAACACAGAAGGATTGCATCCTGACCGAGTTCCGTAAATACCCTGGCAGGATTGAGTTTGGCCGATACGTCGCGCTTGTACTCCTCACAGTACTCCGGCCAAGGAAGACCCGCCTTCAATCTTTTAAGAAGATCTGCCGAGGGGGCCAGGGCGATGTATCGACGACGGGATCCCCACCAACGGGGGGGCCAGCGGGCGATGCTGACCGCGCGGGGATCGTCGATCGCGGCAGAATTGAAGAAATGTGATGTTTTCATGATTTCTCCTTTGATGTCATGCAGTTATTTTAGTTCCATGTTAACACATTGTCAATCATTATTTTCTCTCAGGATCTCCGCCGGTACCTTGCCGGAAAGATCGATGCCGGATTCCAGGATCACCTTGACCAGCTCCACCTTTTTGCAGGTGTCAAAGCGGTCGCGCTTCTTGCCGAGGGCCTCGTAGAGATAGGTCCTGGCCCGATCCTCCTTGAAAAGACCGAACTGTTCCGCGATCGCGTGGATCTCCTTGGTCGTCTTCTTGTCGAGAAACTCCTTCGTCAACCGCCACTCTGACGTGAGGTCCGATCCCAAGTGGACGGCAACCCGGCGGCGCGTGGGAGCGGTTGTTGTACGCGGATCCATGAGGATGAGCAGAGACAGCTCCTGGAGGATGGAACGAAGCTCGGCCCCCTGCAGGCGTTCGATGATCGGCCATGATCTGAGCGAGTGATCCTCATAACCATAATAGCCGCGCTCCCCGCTACTTTTGGAATTGAATTTCTCTTCAAATAATTCCGACGCTGCGTTGTGTGTCTCGAGGATCGTAAGGAGCGTGATCCGGAGCACTTTCTCGTCATCCGCGGGGAGCACTGTCGCGAGCTCAGGGATCCGCGCCTTGAAAAATTCCTCCCGGAAGAACTCCCCATGCCAGGACACGCGCGGGGCGTTCGGATCGGCTTTCTTCTTGGCTGCGGCGCTCTCGGGATGATACACGGCATCGCGACATTTCTTAGGACCGAAACAGGAAATCTTGTCATTGACTTTGCCGTCCAGCGTAATAACGCTCAGAAAATTTTCGCACGTCTTGCACTGAGCCTTCATATTGCTATAGATACAATGGCGCTCATTCCAATCGAAACTCCCTTCAAACCGTAAACCGTTCGTTTCGAGCTTCCTGGAGGATTTGAACTTCGGCCAGTTTGCCAGGATCCATTCGGCCTGGTGAGTCTTGTAGCAGGCCGGATCGAGGCAAAGCGCCTTCGCCGCAACGTCATCACCGAATAGGTTTCTTTGCACGTCCGTATTGCGGGAGCATTTCGGGCATCCGGCGAGCGGCTTCGGAAAAAGCGCCGAAGAGAGCTTCGGTCTCCTGGATTCGATTCTTTCCTTCAGATGTTTCACTGTCATGCCCCCCCGAAGCACATCCTCGTAATACTCCTTTTGTTCCTTCGGATCGCCGACCCGGACGAGCTGCTCGAGATGCCCGTAAGCGATCTCGCCATCCTCCCAGGACTTGAGGATCTTCTCGGGGAGATCCAGGACCGAGACACGCCGGCGGATGTAGCGGGGATCGATCCCGACCCGCTCCGCCAGCTCCTGGAGGGAGTCTTCTCCTTTTCTGTCAACGTAGAGTTTAAAGGCGCGGGCCTCCTCCAGGGGCGTGAGGTCCTCCCTCTGGAGGTTCTCGATCGTCATGACGTCATAGGCGTCATCGTCTGACATTTCCTGGACCAGGGCCGGGATCCGCGATCCCTCGATGCCGCCGTTTCCCTTCGCGGCGTCGCATGCCGCCCGGAAGCGGCGCTCGCCGGCAACGATCTCGTAGACCTTGCCGATCGCGTCGGTCGATTGCCGTACACTGGACAGCGGCCGAACCAGGACCGGAACAATCACCCCTTTCGTCCGGATCGAGGCGAGAAGCTCTTCGTATTTCGGTCCGGAAAAGGTCTTCCTGGGGTTGAGGCGATTGATCTGAATCTGCTCGAGAGGGAGCTCCTGGAAGGTGCGGGGAGCAGATGATTTCTCCGTGGATGCTGCCGGCGCCGCCGCGGCGGCCGTCTTCCCTGCCGTCTTCGTGTTTTTTGCGACCTTCTTTGCTTCCGTTTTTTTCGCTGTCATTTCGTAGCTCCTTTCACAAATTCATCCGGCGGCGATTCGACGCCGAGATCGAATAGCTCCAATTTGAGTTTGATGATTTCCTTTTCGGCGCGATCGATGCGATCGTACTCCCGCTGCACGGCGTTCTTGAGCACCTGGATCAATTCCATGTCACCCATGCGCAGGCATTTCCTTCCATGAGGCTCGGCTCGCATCGACCTGATGGGTTTCGTTATTTCTTTCAATGGTTCGCAATTGTCGAATGAGTTTCATCGTATCAATGGCTCGTAACCACGTAATGGGTTTTATTGCTCTTATGGCTCGCATGTCGCCCATGGGTTTCAGGATCCTTTCGGCTTTCACTTCCTACGCTTGCATCCTAATCTTCTGCTCCACATCCCTCCGGATAGCCCTGGTTTCGCTTTAAACGCGTTCTGTGGCACCAGCCATGCCGTACCTGAAAATCCACCAGCCAAGTCTTATCCAAAATAATATGGTACTTCTCATGATCTTCCCTCCTATCGATGGGCGGACGCAGGATTGGAGACATCCGTCCTTTTCCCGCTTGTCCGATCCTCGCCCTTATGGGACCTCCCGGTTGATAAATCAAAATTAGCTGTCTCTTTTCTCCCGGCGACCATAGAGCAGTTTTTCAGGAATATTGAAAGATTTGGCTATTTTTTGTAACAATATCTTGCAGAATTCATCATATGTCTGCCCTTGCTGTCCTGGACTGATCATAGACACGTCTATCTTCTTTTTCTCCGGATTAATACTTTCGAATCCCATAAGAGCTCCTTCATCAATCACCGATTCATCCAGTGCGACCGGGCGACTTTTGGTTTTTGCGGTTGCGTTTCCCGAGACGGCGGCTCTTTGGGGGCGTAATAGTCCTCCGGATTGACGACGCGGGCGGAGATGAAGGCATTGAGCGACTTCTCTGATATCCGGAGCGCCCGCTCGCCGATCTTGACCGCCACGAGATCTCCATTCCGGATCAGCATATAAACGTAGTCATCCGAGCAGGAGAGAGTTTCCGCGACGCTCTGCACGCTGAGGTATTTGTCGGCCGCTTTTTCCTTCATGCGCCCCCTCTCATCACCGGTTCATCCAGTTCGATTTGGCCGCCTTCGGGGCGGCTTTCCCGCCCGGCGCGGAGGTAGAAATCGATTGCTGTCTTAAATGTTCGAAAATGAGCCGGAGGCCTCCGCCGGGGAACTCCATCTCGGCGCAGACCGACGCCAGGATATCCGCGTCCAGCAGATGGTTGGGGCGATTATGGACGTTGATCCACTCCTCGCGGCCCTTGTCGTTGATCTGCTTTTCCTCCGCCAGGATCTGGGAGGCGTAATCTTCGCCGGTATCGGCGTGGAGGAACGCGGCGCCGGGTAGGCCGCGCGTCTCCTCGTCGGACGCCAGCTTGAGGCGATAGTGATACTGGTCTTTGGCCTTCGCGGTGTCGAAGGTGATCAGACGCAGGGCCTCGGGAAGCTTCTTTCCGCTCGGAGTGGAGAGGATCCCGCTGCCCAGGCTGAGCTTGCCGGGCAGGGAAACGCTGGACCCCTTTGTCCCCCAGAGGCCGACGCCGCCGCGGCCGCGGTTCTTGAGGAGCCAGAAGTAGGTCTCCTCGGTCATCGTCATGTCCTCGAATTTCTTGCTGCCACCGGTGTCCACGCAGGCGCGGAAAATCCGCAGCGAGCGGCCGGGATCGCCGATGACCGGATACGCGGTCTCGAAAAGAAGCCGCTCGACATCCTCCCACGTGGCCAGAAAACCGTAATGGATGAGCCAGCTCGTCATGTAGGCCGCCCATGCGCGGACGGCAAACCAAAAACCGAACTGCTGGACGTCCACCCCGCAGGTGAGGACGAACGCTTCCTGCGGCGCCGTTTGCGCCGGAAGGGGGCAGCGGGCCGCGAGGATCTGCTGTTTATCTTTGGAAATGACGGTCAGTTTCCAGGGCTCGGCCTTGTGTTTGTTACAGAAATTTTTGAACTCATCGATGTCCTTCAGGCCGCGAAGGAAGCAAGCCGCCACGTTGCTCATCGAGACGAAACGGCTGAGCCACGACGGAATGTGGAAGGCAATCTTGGCCGGAAGGTATTTGAGCAGGTACTCGGGGAGGGGCAGCCCCATTTCGGGCTCGGCGTCCTTCCTCTCCTTGCGCTCATACCAACGGCCATGCCGGACGGCCAGATTCCGTTCGTAGTCGTTCCATTTGGCCAGACATCGGGGGCACTCGTACCAGGCGAGACGGCCCGCCTCGATCGTTTCGGGGTCTTCGGAATGGCGCTTGCCGTCCGGTCCGGGCTCGGTCTTATGGGGCCACTTGAACCGGCCGAATTCCATCTTATGCGGCACGTTGCAGATGGGGCATTTCACGTAGTAATCGAAACGGACCTGGGCGCCGTTGAAATACTTCCAGACGGGTCCGGTCGGAACGGTGGGGCTGCTGATGATCCAGTGTTTTTCCTCGCCGTCGTAGGTCATGAGACGGTTTTTCGTCTGGATGATAGCGCTCGTTTCGCGTTTTCCGTCCTGGTATTTATCGACCTCGTCGTTGACGCCGTACCGGCAGGGTTTGTTGGCCATGGAGGAAGCCGAGCGGGCCCACCCGAAATAGATCGGCATGTGGATCAGGCCGATCCGGTTTCTGGCCATGTCGTCCGCCATGCCGGTCATGTAGGAGCGCAGTTTCGGGCTCGCCTTGATCATGGCCTGGACGCGGTCCTCGTTGTTGTCGTCGGACGTCTTTTCGTCCGGATAGACCATGATCACCGGGCCGGGCGCCTGGTCGATGGCGACGGCTATGCAGTTTGTGACGGCCTCCGATTTGCCGGTCTGGGGGCTGGCGCAGATCGTAATCTCCCGGACCGAGTGGAAAAACGAGGCGTCCATGATGCCGGCCAGGTAGGGGGTGACCTCGTTCTTCCACTTCCCGGGAAGGCTGGACATGGTCACGACGCGGTGCAGTTCGCACCATTGCGACGGGCGGCGCTTTCTGCCCCGGCGGAAGATCTTCCGCTCCGGATCGGAAAAGCGGACCGTATGGCGGATGCTGCCGGGAATCGCCCGCAGCGAGGGCGGCAGCCAGGGCGTGGAACGGGGGATGTGGAGAGGGGCGGGCATTTTATATCCTCAATTCCTCAATGGCATAACAAGACAAAAGTAATTATCGTTGCCGGACCCCCTGATCACGCCCGGACCGAATTTTTCGCGGATCTCAAAGTCGATCGTCGGCTCATCGATCACCTCGATGGCATCCATGAGCAATTTGACGTTAAAGGAGACGGTTCTCTCTTCACCGTCCCAGGCCGCCTCGATCTCGTCTTTGCATTCGCCCCAATCCGGGTGGATGGAATTCAGGGTGGCGATGCCTTTTGCAATCGTTATGACGACGCGCTCCGCATTGATCACTTTCATCCTGCGAAGGGAATGCAGGATCGAGTCTTTGCCTATGCGCGCTATTTCCCCCTTCTCTTCCGGGATGACGCGCCGATAATCCGGGTACTCGCCGGCGATCAGGCTGATCCGGAGCGAGGAATGGGCATTCTTGACCACGAGAAAGCCTGGAGAGGATCCAACAAGGATGTCGTCCGCCTCCTCTTCGATCATCTTGCGGATCTCGCTCAGCCCCTTCCTGGGGATGATGATCCCCTGCGCCGAATTTGGACGGGGGATCCCGGGGATGGATATGTCACTTTCCTCCATTTTCATCCTGGCCATCGAGAGGCGGTGACCATCGGTGGCCACCATCCGCATCATGGAGACATTGCTCGTGTCCGCCGGGATCTCCTTTTCAAAAAATACGCCGTTTTGCGCCGGGCGCGTTTCATCGGTGGATATGGCAAACGAAACCTTGCGGATCAGCTCCTTGAGGGCGCTCGCCTTGATCTTGAAAAAAGGGAGATCCGGATCCTCATGGTCATCCATATCCGGATAATCGTCCGCCGGGATCCCGCGGAGTTTGCAGACCGCTTTGTTGCAGGTCAGGACCGCCTCACTGGCGGCTGCCGGACTGAGCACGTGGACTGTCTCTCCTTGGAGTTCGCGTACCATCTCGAAGAGTATCAGCGCCGAAAGGGTGATCCGCCCCTCGGCGATGATACTCGCCTCAAGGCCCGCAACGAGGCCGATCTCCAGGTCCGTGGCCACGATCTCTATGCCGGCGTCTTCGTGGCCGGCCGTCCTGAGAAGCAGATTACTCAAAATCGGCATCGTCGCCTTTTTATCCACAATGCCCAGAGTCTTCTTGATTCCCGCGAGAAACACATCCCTATCAATCGTGAATTCCATAGCTAATGCACCTCCAATGATAGTCTGTCTCCGGTTTCCGCCGGATCGTCGGTCTGCTCCTCTTCGGGGGCGAGGTCATTTTCGGAGGCGAGTTCATTCGCAACCGCCTCATCCATCCCGTCGATGATGACGTCATAGTCAGTCGCGGCGGCATAACTGTTGATGTGCTCGTCGAGCTCCCGGCCGATCCGGCCTATAAACTCACCCACCTTGTTCATGTCCCCGCCGACAAACCGGATCCACTCCGCGGCGTGGGATTTCACCCAGTGCTTCAGCCCGGCATCGATGATCCCCGCGCGCGTGGCCAGCTCGATCTCCATCTGCTCCTTCGTGACGTAGCGGTCCAGTTCCCTGTCGAGGGCGATCTTTTGACGCTGGTTTGCGATTCTTCGGCCCTCTCGCTCCAGTTCTAATACTTCGCACTGGAGCACATCAGTCCTATCCCTTTTCCGCTTTCCAGTCGAAATCTCCCGGAGCCAGGTTCGGGCGTATTTTTCGACATCCTTGAGCGCATAGGTCCCCTCGGAACGGGGAAGGAGCTTGCCCTCTTTCTGGTGGCGGTAAAGACTGGTCTTGGTCACCTTCCAACCGGATTCTTTCAGGTAGTCCAGGACGTCGGCGATCGTCGCGAGAGGCTTGTCGGAATCCTCCCTGACGCCGAGCTGTTCGGCAAACTTCGCCAGGGCGGCCTGGGCCGCCTCCCAATCGCGGAGATTTGCGGCGGTTGCGGCGGCCTGGTAAGCCTGGGCGGCCTGGACCGCCCCGTTGAAAAGCAGGACACCCTTTCCCCGGATCTCCTTTGGCTGGTCGGCGACCAATTTTTCGAGGGTTTCCTTATCCAATGGCTATCCTTCCGCGCATAGAATATCGTTAATATTTAGCGTTCCGGTGAGACATCCATTTTGACGCATGGCAAAAGACCGAGCGAAAACATCATTGAAAGCATCCCGGTAGCTGCCTATGACCGGGTAGGCTCCATCGCAATTTTGCAGAATGATGTGTCCGCCTGGAAACATGGCTAACCGTGTCGGTTGGGGATGCGTGAGACATTTTTGGGTGCATATCCAGGGGCTCTTTGCGGCGCGGCCCATAGGATGGATATCGTCATCCCCCTTGAAATGAATTCCCGAAACTCCATCGAGGAATTGGATAACTTCTTTATTTTGATATCGTTTATGTTCCTCAGTGCCGGATACAATTATCCGGAGATGGTTTTTTGCCGAAAAGGAGAGAAAGTCATCCATAAGCCGAGGATTCGCCGTCCAGCTTCCGTTCGTTATCGTGAATTTCTGAATCTCCGGCGGGATCAGATCCATGAAAGTCTGGTATAATGGTAGAGCGATGCTGATTTCTCCGCCATAGAATCCCCATGATGAGATCCTGTTCCAATCGATAGTGGCAAGGAATTGACGGGCGTGATCTAAATTGAGTTCCAATTTATTAACTGGGCCGCCGCCATACATACAAAACGTGCATTCGAGATCGCATTGAAGCGACGGAATGAAAGAAAAATCGACGTGACCAAGATCAATTTTTTCTATGAATCTCACCATGGCCTATCTCCTATCACCGACGATCTCTTCCCTGGTCGCCAGGCCCGCCCGGATCACAGTCAACGTGCAGAGCTTATGATATGTGTTCGGCTTTAGTTCATCCGACACCATCGGGTGAAGGTGGTTGTCGAGGGGGCACCCGGAAGGGCAACCCTTTTCCCCTCCGACGTCCTCCGCCCAGACGAGCAGATCGTCAAAGAGCGGCAGGAATGTCCGGGTTGACCATTCTCCATCAATGATCAGCGCGATGTGGTTGATGACCGGTCTTTCTTTAGCCATGATCCACCCCTCTCATGATAAGGTTCTCACCGTCGATCTCTTCGGTGGGATGGTTTATAATCCATTTATCTTTCCTTCGTCGCCCACGGAAGATCATCATGCGTCCGCCCATCGAGGAGGCGACCGGATTCTTTTCTTCCGATTTTTGCCATTGCATAAGTGGTACCCTGCTTTGGGAGCATATAATTTTCCTCCGTAAATGTCTGCCCGTCTGCGGATAGGTAGAGTTCCACACCTTTAAAATTCTTTTGATATTTATTATAGTAATCCATTGATCGCTGCCACTCTCCCCACTCCTTAAAGAAGAACGGTACACCCGCCAACGTGCACTGATCGCGGACAGATCGAACCCAATCCGGGTGCATCGGCCTTGCTCCTAGGCTGGTCTCGCCGCCGAGGATGACGGCGCTCAGGTTATCACCATGAAAAACCTGATCATCCTCCGGGTAAACATCACATTTCAAGGCGCTGAAATGCCATTCTGACCCCGGCCCTTCCTTGACTACGATGTCAGACAAATTCACTGGCCCCAACATCGGCTCGATGCTCAGGAATTTTTTTCCCGGCACTTGGAGAAAAACAGGGATCTTCTCGTCGGCCTCCTGCTGGTTGCAGACGGTCAGGCCATGCCAGATGTTTGGCGGCATGTCGGGAATGTTAATCTTTAAAAGGTGTTCGAACATAATACCGGGACGCTTGGTTAGAATGAGATATGTATGGTTGCTCGGCTCAAGCATGACCCCATAGGCTTCGTTTTGGAATGTCCATGGAACCGCCTCATGGAATAGGTCATTCCAAACCGCGTACACAGTCGGCCTCCGTCGCTTCAGGGGGATGGAGAGACGTTCGGGGTGGGTTTTGATATACCCGTTGAATGTCCCATATACATTGGTCAGTGTGTGAGGGACAAATCCGTCTTTGGTAAGACCACCCTCAAATCTATGCCTGATATTAGCCGACCAACAATGATCACATCCCGGCGAACAGGGCGTGCAGCCATCAACCAGCGACCATGGAAGATCCCAATAGCGTCCTTTTGTAATGTCAATCATTGCTTTGCCTCTCCAATGATAAGGTTTTTCCCGTCAATCTCTTCGGCGGGATGGGCTGATAGGTAGTCGGTGACTTCCGGCGTTCGGAAGACCAGTTCATTGATCCGGCCGCCGACGTATTTCCCATTGCGCAGGACGGTGTATCGTGCCGGCGTGTTGACGATCTTCACACCCGGGTTCTTTTTCAGGAGACCCCATAGTTCGAGGATCGGCGGCGGATAGTCCAGGCTCGTCACCGGTTCGCTTTTGTCGATATTTTTTGCCACGGACGCGAGCGGAGGAACATCCCGCAGCGGCCCCGGAGGGATATATGCACCATAATACGCATCACGATCATTACCGATCGTCAACGCCGGCGGGAGCCCCGCTTCTATCCATGTTTTCAGGTCTGTCCCCAGCTTGAACGCCTCACCGGGATCCTTGCCCTGGGGAACCGGCCAACGATCACAGCGATCGAAATGATCCTCCCACCATTCCATAGCCTTGGCGCCGGCCGCGTCATAGTCCAGGGCGTTGAGGATCTGGAGAGAACCCTGCAGGACGGCGTAAGAATCGAAGTCCGGCTTGGCGGCGACCGATCCCAGGGCGGCGGCGCCAGCGGTGCTCTGTGCCTCGACGCAGGCGATCGCGTCCAGCTCGGACTCGATAACGATGAATGCCCGGCGATCCCGGCCGAGGAGCATCGTGGCCATCGACGATCCCGGAAGGACGTAGTATCGCGGCTCCCCCTGGGGACGCCGGATCCGGATCCGGTAAACGATCCCGTCAACGATATATGGGATGACGAGACCTCGGGGAATCCAGAGCGCCCGCGGCCGGCCGTCTTCCTTCAAAGCTTCCGGGAGGCCCCATACCTTGCGCGGGCGAAAGAGGTCGTTTCCGTTCTCTCCGGGATTCCATCCGAGCCGGTAGCGGCGCGCGGATTCGTTAGAGATACCCCGATCGGCG